TAATATAGTTTCAAAAGGCATGACCCAAAGACAGGCATACGTTAAGTCAGGAGGTCGAGCAAAGACTGAAGATAGCCAAGATAACTGCGCAAGCCAAATGTTTAGTAAACTTCAGGTAAAAGCATTTCACGACTCTTTAATCAAAGCAGCAGTAACAGAAGCGGTATCCAACAAGGTGGACGCATTAGAAGTACTTGTTGAGATAATGAACGATAAAGAAGAAAAGGCTGGTGACAGAATATCATCTATACGCACACAATCAGCACTTAATGGATGGGATGCTCCAAAAGAAACTAAAATAACTGGTAGTCTTGATGTAGGCACCATCACAAGAACGATAGTTAAGGCAAATGAGAAATCTTGACATTCCCACAGCTGAAGTATTTGAACCATTACTTGAGAAAAGCAGGTACAAGGGAGCTTGGGGAGGCAGAAGTTCAGGCAAATCACACTTCTTTGCAGGATTATTGCCAGATGATCATATAACCAATAAAGGTTTAAGGTCCGTTTGTATCCGTGAAGTACAGAAAACCCTTAAAAACTCAGCAAAACGACTCATTGAAGATAAACTCAAAGAATATAATTTAATTGGTAATGGCTTTAGGATACTTAATGACCGGATTGAAACTCCAGGCGAAGGCGAAATTAGTTTTATTGGTATGGCTGATCACAATGCTGAATCAATCAAATCATTAGAAAACTATGGTAGGGCATGGATAGAAGAAGCACAGACACTTTCCGCAACATCCCTGCAATTACTTAGGCCAACAATCAGGGCGCCAGGTAGTGAAATTTGGTTCAGTTGGAATCCCCGAAGGAAAAATGATTCTGTTGATATGCTCCTAAGAGGTGCAAATATTCCAACTGATTCAATTATTGTAGAAGCCAACTGGAGTGATAACCCATGGTTTCCAGATGTCATGGAGCAAGAAAGACAGGATGATTTAAGGTTACATCCAGACAGTTACAACCATATATGGGAAGGTGGGTATATAACTGCTATGGATGGTGCCTATTTTGCCAAAGTAATCAACCAGGCGAAGGCAGAACATAGAATTGGCAAGGTAGCAAGGGATCCATTAATGGCTTGTTACGCTTTCTTTGATATTGGTGGTACAGGGGCTAAATCAGATGCAGTTGCAATATGGATTGTTCAATTCATCGGTAAAGAAATCAGGGTTATTAATTATTATGAAGTAGTTGGACAAGAACTATCTGAACATGTTGGATGGTTAAGAAGGAATGATTATGATGATGCAAAGATTTATCTACCTCATGATGGTGTAAAGCATGACAATGTTTACCGAGTAACATATGAATCAGCATTGAAACAGGCAGGATTTAAAGTTGAAATCATGGTCAATGCTGGTGCTGGTGCTGCTAATCAACGTATTGAAGCGGTTAGAAGGGTATTCCCCAGGGTATGGATGGATAAGGAAAATTGTGCTGGTGGTCTTGAGGCTTTAGGTTGGTATCACGAAAAGAAAGATGAACATCGAGATATTGGGTTAGGTCCAGATCATGACTGGTCAAGCCATGGTGCTGATGCTTTTGGTGCAATGTGCCTGGAATCAGAAAAATTATCGAGAGTTAGAACAAAGAGAATGCCGCCCAAAAGAGAACAACCACAAGCTGGTGGTTGGATGTCAGGATGAATTGTGATGGTAAGTTACGGTTTCCTAACCGAAAGACAGCAAGAGCAAAAGCAACCAGGTTACTTGCTAAGGGTATTGTGAAAAAAAGACTAAAACCATATTGGTGCAATAAACATAAAACATACCACTTAACCAGTAAGACCAATATGGATTATAAGATTAAGGCAAGGAAATGCGTAAATACGGTGAAATAGATGGTGTTTACTTTGTATTCCAAGGCTTTAGTATCTGGAATCTGGCCTATGAATATAAATTATCTTACGATTGTGTAACTATTCTTACCTATGCCAACACTATGAAAGAACTCAAGCAGGAAATAAATAAATTCAGGAATGGTGAATATAATGAGTAAAGTGAAATTTAAATGTGATCACTGTAAAATACCAACTCAACGAAAACCTGATAGAATAGTAGTCAAGAAAGGAAAACGATATTGTTCGGACAATTGTTCTGATAAAGATACTAAGGATTAATCATGCCACATTCCAAAGCAGTTAAAGCTAAAATGGAAGGTCTTTACAAAAATACTCGACCTAAACCAAATCCCAAGAACACTGAGGAAGATGATAAGTTTTTAAGGATAGCCAGGGAAAGAGCAAGAGTTGGTGGGTCACATTGGAAGGAAAATTGGGAACGTGCCGAAGAAGATTTAAAATTTTTATCTGGTCAACAGTGGCCTGAAAAGGTCAAGAGAGAGCGAGAACTAGAACAACGTCCATGTTTAACCAATAATGTATTGCCAACCTTTGTTGCTCAAGTACAAGGTGATCAGCGTCAAAACAAACCATCTATCAAAGTAAGTCCTGTTGATGGTGTTCATGTAAATGACAAAGAAGGCAATGAACAAGAAGGGATAATTGAAAACAGAGCAGGTAAAGAAGATTATAGTTACGGTGAAGTATTAACTGCAGCTATCATGAACATTGAATATAATTGTGATGCAGAAACAGCTTATGATATGGCCTTTGAAGGTGTACTGGGTGGTGGCTTTGGTTTTCTTCGCGTCTTATCAGATTACACAGCTGATGAAAGTTTTGATCAAGAATTAAAGATTAAACACATTAAGAACCAATTTTCAGTCATTATGGATCCTGGTGCCAAAGAAGAAGATTATCATGATATGGGGTGGTGCTTTGTTGATGACCACATGCTAAAGGTAGATTTTAAAGAAAAGTACCCACATGCTACACCAGAGGCAGTTGATGATAAGGAAGATGATATTGGCAAATGGTTTGTTGATAAGATGGTCAGAGTTACTGAATACTTCATTCGAAAAGAAATTATCCGTGAAACAGCTTTACTCAGTGATGGGAGTGTAGTATTCCTGGATGAAATAGAACCAATCCTTGATGAACTACTTGAACAAGAAATTGTTATTGAGCGCACACGAAATGTAAAGACCTACAAAGTATCATGGTATTTGATATCAGCTTACAACATTCTTGAAGGTCCGATTGAATTAGATAATACTAGTGTTCCTATTGTTCCAGTGTGGGGCAAATCAGTAACTATTCGAAAAGAAACCATTTACATGTCACTCATTCGACATGCTAAAGATGCTCAAAGGATGTCGAATTACTTTGATAGTGCTGCAGCTGAATCAGTTGCTTTGGCTCCAAAAGCTCCATTTATTGGTTCAGAAGAACATTTTGAAGGCAGGGAGGACGAATGGAAGCAAGCCAATACTAAGAATTTCTCAATGCTAACTTATAACATGATGCACCCTCAAGACCGAGGTCCACAAAGACAGCAACCAGCCATGGTACCAGCAGCTGAAATAACTCTTGGTATGAATGCCACTGATAAAGTTAAGGCTACTCTTGGTATGTTTGATGCCAGTATTGGCGCCAGAGGCAATGAAACATCAGGTAAAGCTATTGTTGCCAGGCAAAGAGAAGCAGACGTTGGATCCTTTGCATTTATCGACAATCTATCAAAAGCAATCACCCGTATTGGTAAATTATTAGTTGAACTTATTCCAAAGGTTTACGACACAGAACGAGTAATGAGATTAAAATTTCAAGATGAAACAGAAGATTTTGTTGTCCTAAATCAACAAGTTTACAATGAAGAAACCAATGAATATGTGAAAATCAATGACCTAGGTGTTGCCAAGTACGATGTAATTGTTAAGACCGGTCCTGCTTATTCAACTCAACGAGAAGAATCGGTTGAGGCAATGGCACAGTTTGTAAGTGCAGCACCTCAAGTTGGTCCTGTTATTATGGATTTAATGGCTCAAAACATGGATTGGCCAGGTGCTGACGAAATAGCCAAGCGATTAAAGAAAACAATTGATCCTAACCTGTTATCAGAAAAAGAACGTGAAAAAATTGCTAAAGATATGCCAGAACAAAACAATGAACCAACTCCTGAACAGGTACTACAAGGCCAAGAACTGGAGGTCAGAGGAGCAGAAGCCCAAGCCAAGATGGCTAAAGCCGAAGCAGAGGCTGAGAAAGCCAGGCAAGATACCATTCAGGAAGAACTTCAGACTGAAGCAGCAAAGGCTAAATTAGCAGCTATTGAAATAAAGGCAGCTGGTGAAGGTGTGGACAATCAACAGGTACAAGAAATGATTGCTGAAGTATTCGCTGAG